CAGGTCATGCAGGCGACCAAGTGGGCGCATGACGAGAAAACAGCACTCTCTTATCTCCTCAGGACTAAACCAAGCAAAGATGGGTTCTGTAACTTTAAAAAAGGCGGATCAGGTAAAATAATTTCAATTAAAGAATTAAAAGAATAATGCAAGCACCAAAGAATACAGATGCTGAAGAAGCCATAATCTGTTGTTGCCTGATGGATAACTCCGTCTACGACAGCATCAGCGCAACTGTGCAGGCAAAAGATTTTTATTCTTACAGTAATGCTATTATTTTTGAAGCAATAGCCGACCTAGCCAACAAGGGCGCAGGTTTCTCTGAAATAGAATTGTTCGAACTTCTAACGCGGCAGGGTATCGCAGAGAATGCGGGTGGTATCAGCAACATCATGCGTATACAAAAGAAAGTTGATACGCCCTTGCAGGTGCAGAATTACGCAAATATAGTCCGCGAAAAGTCCAGGCTTAGAAAAATTATACGAGCTTCGAAGCATTGCATGGAATGCGCAGAAGAAGATCAGGACGCGGATGAAATCATTGCAGAGATGGAAAAGCAATTGACTGACCTCATGCACAATGGGGCAGATCAGGACTGCAGTATATCCAGTGCTGCGCAATCCTTGGTCGAAGACTTCAAGAAGATGCAGGACGGGACATACGTTACTAATTCCATGCCGACCTACATACAACAACTAGATGAAAAGTTAAGCGCAGGTGGTATTTCAAATGGAGAGGTCATGGTGGTTGCGGCTCCAACATCCTGCGGAAAGACTTGCATAGCATTGAACATAGCCCTGCAGAATGGGGTGACACAAGGCAAGCCAGGGTTGTATTTTTCTTTCGAGATGCAGTCGAAGTCCCTGGCAAAGAGGATGATACAGACTTGCGCTGCCGTCAACCTTGACCGATTCAGGGACGGCGTGCTACCGCCTGAGAAGCAGGAGCGCGTATGGGAGGCAACGGAAAAGGTGCAGGCATCAAAGATATACACGGAGCATTATGTGCGCAACGTCGAAGAACTCAGGTCGAAAGCTCGCATGCACAAACGCAAGCATTTCATTGAGTGGATTGTAATCGATTATCTGCAGTTAGTCCCTTGGGACAGTCGTATGAAGAAGCATGATGCAATAGCTGAAATCAGCCATCAGATAAAACTTATGGCGATGGAGCTTGACTTACCAATCATTCTGCTGGCACAAGTAAATAGAGAAGGAGCCAAAAGAGAGACTGGGCTTACCTTGCACGATTTGAAAGACAGCGGAGACATTGAGAATGATGCAGATATTATTTTATTGCTATGGCCCAATGGTGAAGACACAAATGCTGCAAGAATGCATGACAAACAGCACGGCTCTTACATATCAATAAAATACAATGTAGCAAAACAACGCGAAGGTGAACGCGACCAATACGGTAAATTCATATTCAAAAATCATATAGGAAGATTCAAATAAACATAATTAACAAATGCCAGACAATAACAAAGAATCCATATACAGGGTGAACTCAGAAGAAATTCTAAGCAGAGGGCTTCAAGCCATGACGCAATCATGCGAGGCTCTTACCAGACAGAATGAACTGTTGAACAAAGATATAGAAAGTCTTAAGAAAAAAATTGACATGCTTCAGGACAGAATCTTGTCTAACGCAGAAGAAAGGGAATAATGAGAGATAACGATAAAGAAAGAATACAAACTAGGATAGATATGATACGTTCTGAGAGCCGAGTTCTTACCTATAAAATAGAGCGCATGCTTGAACAGCGAAAGGATCTATCGCAAGAAAAGCGCAGGCTAAAAGATCTTATTGCTACTGAGGAGGAACAAAATGCCTCTTCCTAGTTCTGGAGAAATGTCGCACTTCACAACTGGTGCTGTGCGCGACTCCATGCGTTACAAGGGTTTGCCGCACGAAATGCCCATGTCGGCGCTTAGAGCCGTCTCTCGCAGGTTCGAAGACGGAGCAGAAAAGTACGGACGCGGCAACTGGAGGAAGGGGATACCGCTATCCAGATACATTGATAGTATCTATAGGCACTTGTGGGATTTTATGGATGGAGATGAGTCCGAGGATCATCTATCTGCAGTGATGTGGAATGCCATGTGCCTGTACGAAACAAAGGATAGGATTGATGAAGAAACCCTTCCAAAATCTCTTAACGATATAGAGTTGTAATGCAATACATCAAGCAGAGCGACTTGAAGGACTGGAGAAACCAAAACAGCACCAACAAGTGCCCGATTACCTCTGCTGATATGGAGGATTGCGTAGTGGATCACTCGCATGATACAGGAAGAATACGAGGGGTTCTGCACAGACAAAGCAATGTCCTGCTTGGAAAGATAGAGAATGCATGGAAGAGATACGTGCAGAAGAGCAGCGCTGTACAATTACCTGAAGCTCTCCGCAACATGGCGGATTATCTGGAAAAGAATGAATTGGATTTGTTGCATCCCTATGGCGCTACTCAACTCAGTAAAAAATTTGCAGTAAAAAAAATGCAAAAACAGGAAAAAATTTTGCTTGACCTTGGTTTGCATAAATCAGATATTACAGATCTGAACAGCGCGGAAAGAACCAAGCTTTTCAGAAAAAAGATAACCGAAAATAAATATGAGTCATAACATAAGACAAAAACTACAAGGGATACAAAGTTCCTTGAAAGCTCCGAAGGGGCAAACCAACAAGTTCGGAGGATACAAGTATCGCTCCTGTGAAGATATCCTAACTGCAGTAAAACCATTACTTGCAGAGTGGAGTTGTTGCTTAATTATCTCCGACGAGATAGTTAAGAAGGGTTCCAAGTTGTTCGTTGAAGCAACAGCAACTCTTTACGATAATGACAGTTCGGATGTCCTGCTCTCAAAAGGAGAAGCAGAGCACGCCGACACCAAAAAGGGTATGGACCAAGCCCAGATCACTGGATCAGCGTCATCGTACGCTCGTAAGTACGCCCTCAACGGCTTGTTTGCAATCGATGATACAAAGGATGCAGACGCTACAAATACGCATGGAGTCACAACTCCAAACAAACCAGAACAAAAGAAAGTAGAAGATCTTTTCTAACACACGTAAATATGGAATACGATAATACAAATACAGGTGCATCCTTCAAGAACACCTATAAAAAGAAGGAATCACAACCAGACATGACAGGTACACTTAACGTAGAAGGCGTTGACTATCGCATGTCAGGTTGGTTCAACGAGAGTGAAAAAGCGGGTAAATACATCAAGTGGAAAGTCACCAAGAAGGAAGAGGGTAGTTCGTCGAAGGACGAGTCCTCTCCATTCTAGAATGTATCCAAGCGGGGAGGATTTTTCCTCCTCGCTTTTTTTACGATGCCTAGAAATATTAATCTACCAAAAGCCAGGGTCTACATCAGAGAGGACATGTGGGGAGGTTCTCCGCATGCTTTCAAGGAAGCCTGGCTAGTTTCGGTCAGAGCTCTCAGGGGCAGACCTTTTTGTTTTCAGGTGTGGGTGGATGATTGTTGCGCTTGCTACGACAAGGTGCGCCCCGACTGCCTGTATTGGAAGAAACCAGAAGAGGGGCACGAACCCTACGATCTGGTAGACATCCAAATGTGGGAATGCCTTAGTAATGACATTGAATTGTTTCACAAAGCCCAACTCGCAGATGTCCCCATGCTGGTCAACATGAGTGACGAGATGCCCCAGGGCAACTATTGGTTCACTATAGATTGTCTGCCAGAGAAGCAATCCCTGGGTTATCTAGATGTGGGTGATTCCGACATACTAGATGAGCACAAGGAGATGAACGTAGTGCGCATGCAGAATGGTCAGATCGCAATATATCCGAACAATAGATTGAAGTGGATTCCTGAATCCTTGTCCACTGAGGAAGCAATAAAGAAAAAACCTAACTGGAAGGTTGCTGAGAATGCAGTATGGGACAGAGAATGGTTAGAACAACCGTACGAACTGTACGGGAACTTAGATTGGAGTTATTAGAATGGATGCTCAAGCGATGCGAAGTTGTATAAAATACTTTGAAAAAGTAACAATGAACGAAATCAAAAAAGCGCACAGATACGAGGACTGCGACAAAATACAATTAACCGACTACGCCAAATCTCTCGTAGATAAAAACTCAAAAAGAAAGCGTTCTGGGTTGACAGGATACGCGGAGTACATTTTAAATAAAAATTGTAACAATAAGATCTAGTATTCGTTTTATTGTTAGCGTCATAGTATAAAATAAACCCTATCAGGGAGTGAGGTAAGTCCGAGGGTAACCGAGGACGGGTATTATTCACCTTGTTTAAGCCTCGCGGAGCCTCCATCGACATTTGTTACTATTAGTCGATGGGGGCTTTTTTATAGGCTACGAAGAAGTCTAGCGACCTCTTTGTTGATAACGCCCTTGCGTTTCATTTCAAAGAACAGAGCCCTGTTCCTGTGCGCTCCCATGCTCTTTAGGACGCGTACGCGCTCTAATATGCTCATGTTCATCAGGAGCTTGTCCTGAGGCGTTCTACCGCGCTTCTCGTCGTTTATACGGCGATTGTGCTCTCTTTGTAGGGATTCTGCTAGGAACCTGCTTTGAGCGTCTCCTGCGCGTAATGCACGTATCTCGGCAAGGGTTTCTGTTCTGTTCTTACCTTCAGCGATTTCTGTGTACTGCTCTCCTATTGTCTTCTGCACTCCGCGCTGGAATGGTTCGAAGTCCATGCCCCGAACAATACGGAAGATATCCGTGCTGCGCACTCCAGCTTCGCGCAGTAGATTGATGCGCTCTTCTTCGGTGTAACCGAATGCCTTCAAGCGTTCGAACGATTCCGCTATCCTGTTGTAGGACACCTCAGCCTGCTGCACGGCCCGTCGATAGGATTGCTCTAACTGCTCTTCGCTTAATTGGTCGGCTTTGTATTTAGCATCAGTGGTGTAGGATCCTCTGGCGTTTGAGTAACCCTGCACGAACTCCTGCACCCTGAACTTTGCCATTTGGTTGAAGTCAACCTTAGTCAATCTAGCACCCATCTGCCGCATAGCTATTTCTTGCATGGAGTAATCCCCGAGCCCCTTGTAAGCCTTGAATAGCTTTGTACCTTCATTGTAAAAACCAGGTCTGAATGTTTCGAAGACGAACTCCTTGAGTAGTGCTGCGAATTTAGCGGCTCCCTCCTTGTCGGTTATGACCTTTCCGTACACGTCCCTGTTGTCCAAGGATCTGTACAAGTTCTGACCAATGAAAGTACCTTCACCTACGAGATTATCTACAACTGCGCCCAGTGCGCTCTGCACGTTCTTTTCTGCGTCCGCCTCAATGAAAGGGTTCTGCGCTTCAGCTATTGCGGACTTCACAAGTCCAGTGAACATAGTATGCGGGAATAGATAACTTGTTGCTGCGGAAGTTCCTGTTTTGGTTTTTGGGTTGTAGGTGGCAACGATATCTTGGTTGCGCATGTAACTCGGTGAAAAGAACCTGAAGCTTTCCATGTCCCTGGGATCTACTCTGTCCCCCGCGTCCCCAGACATTTTTCCGATAGCATCTCCAACCAAAGAACCAGCTCCGAATGCCGCTCCGAAAACTCCTCCAAGATAAAACAATCGCTTGAATCCCTCAGCCCTTAAAATTTCTCTGGATGTTTCATTTAATTCAACACCGAACTTCTGCGCGAAGGCATCGCCGTCTATCATTCTTCTAGCGTAACTGATTTGATTTGCTGTATTTCGAGCAAATTCCAGAGTGAAGGTAACGAATGGAGGTAGTATACCAGCTCTGGATAGTTTCCTGCCCAGGGACCAGGTTCTGGCGTAGTTCTGGTAGGTGTCGTTGGTTATTTCAGCCGCTATTCTTTTTATCTGATCTCTATTTACGGCAGTAGCATCACCTGCATTTAATATGTCGGTTAATCTCTTCTGGTTGTGCTTCCAGATTGTGAATCTAGTTGCGGTATCCGTAGTACTATAAAGTTTACCAGCACCTGCAGTCAGTCCCCTTGCGATATCTCCTAACTGTCCGTTATTGATTGCATCAGCAACTTCATTCGCAGCTATAGTAGCATTGCCAATTCCGTACTTGTACATCTCAGCCATATCGTTGGATATTTTTTCTCTGACGGCTGGGTCGCTTATTTTCTTTTGGCCCTTGCTAAGTTTTGCTCCAGAATTGTACAGAGAATGTATCTCTGCTAAAGCTAGACCCACTCCGTCCCGATAGTTAGAAATATTACTTGAAGTAGGTATAATTCCATTACTAAGCATGGACGCTTGCCCCGACATAAAATTAACCATGTAGGAAGGAGGATTAAATATAACCTTTGCTGCTTTTGATCCAGTCACTCCAATGCCATAGATCTGAGCAAGAAGATTACTTGCTTCATCTGCAGCCTGCCTGCTGAAGCCAGTCTCGTACAATCTGCTTATGGCCTTTCCAGCTTCGTAGGGTATGTAGAGTTGATTGCCCTGTGCGTCGGTCCCCCGAGTGTACTTCGGGCTGAACTCAATGCTGTCTTCAGTTTTAACTGTGCTTATCAGACCAGCTTCTTCTAGTCCTTGCTTTAGTTTTACGTCGGACTCCATGTTAGCTAGATGCCTTATTGTATCTCTAATTCTAAAACGAGCTTTCAGCCCACTAGCTAGAAATGCTTGATCTACCTCTCCCAAGAAGGCTCTTTCTTTTGGCCCAGGGGCATGCCCATCTATTATCACCTCAAAACGACCAGGCAAAGAAACAAGTAGGTCTGCTTCCTTGCTGCGTCCAGTTCCTTTATCCTTTGCTTTTGCGAACATGGACTTGATGTGCGTTAAGTGCCTGTTTGCTACCTTCTCTGCTTCCTCTGGGTCTGTCCCTTGCATGATGCGGGAATCAGTAACTTCTTGCAGAACTTCTTCTTCGGAGACTTTATTCTGTACGAACTCTTTATTTGTGAAGGCTTTGTACTGCTGCGTATCAAATGACCTATGAACCTTCTCTGACAACGGTGCAAGCTTTTCAAGCACCGCTGCTTTCGCCTCTTTGGACAAGAACTCAAGTTCATTGGAATCTTTCAGGATGGATTCTATTTCTAAAAGAACTTCTGTTTCTATAGCCCTGAATGATTGCAAGTCACCAGCGATGCCTTCGTCCAGCAAAGCATCCGAAAGGGGCATGCCGTCCAAGAAGTCATTTATGTCATCAGCTAGGTGCGGCTTCGCCATGATCGTCTTATCGATTGCATTCTGCAGCCTGGTCGATAGAGCTTCTGCTGATTGGATCCTATCTGCAAAGTTAAGGTAGTCCTCGCGGAAGTTGCGCACTCCCTTCAAAGCCTTAGTGGGAGCTATGAAACTTTTTATATCGGACAGCATTCTGGGAACTGGGTTCTGGCTACTTTGCAGTGCCTGCGCTGTGCGCTCCCTAATCATTCTCTCTGCGGTTCTGTCCAGTTGTCTTTGCGTTATGGGTGCACCTACGGCATCCTGCAGTAATGCATTCAGATCTTCCTTGCCGACCTCTCCCTTTGCTATGATTTCATCAATCTCCTTCGGACTCTTTCCAATCAAAGTAGCAACCTTATCCGCATCCGAGAACTTGTACTGAGCCCTACCTACGGCGGTTCCCAAAAGACCACCAGTGCCAGTAGCTATGGCTACATCCAGGGGGTTGAACTCTTGCTCGTCTATGGCATCTGCTATTGCTCTTTCTGACCCAGCAAGAGCCATAGATTTAAATGTGTCCCTTACCACTGGACTCATCAACGGAGCCTTTACTTTCGTAAGCATATTGTTGACTACCCCGC